AGTAGCAGAAATCGCAACCCCACGGGTTGGCGGTTTCAAAGTTACAAAAGAAGCTCGCACCTATGCACCTGAATCAGATGCTTCTTTCTTCAAAGATGCTTACAACGCACAATTCAAATCTGACTACTCAGCTCAGGAAAGACTTGCTCGCCATCAACGCGAAGAGTCAATCGAGCGCCGCGATGTCGGAACAGCTCAGTTTGAGGGTCTAGTTATTCCTCAATACCTCACAGAGTTTGCAGCGCCACTTGCTCGCGCAGGTCGCCCATTCGCAGACTTCGCAACATTGAAGCACACACTTCCACCTGCTGGAATGACCTTGAATATCTCAAGAATGACCACAGGATCAAGCACTGCTGTTCAGGTAACACAGAACGATGCAGTTAGCGAAACAGATGTTGACGACACACTGCTCACCATCAATGTTCGCACAATTGCCGGCCAGCAAGACTTAAGTCGCCAGGCGATTGAAAGAGGAACAGGCATCGACCTATTCGTTGCACAAGACCTCATTCGTTCTTGGCACACCACACTTGATTCACAGATTCTAAATGGCGCAGGTTCCGCAGGAACAATCCTCGGACTTGCCGATTCAGGCGGAAACGCTGTGACCTTTACTTCAACTGCTCCAACAGTTGCATTGCTTTATCCAAAGCTAGCTGATGCAATTCAGCAAATTCAGACAAATGCGTTTGTGAATCCAACTCACTTCGTGATGCACCCACGCCGTCTGGCTTTCTTACTTGCAGCAGTTGACACAACAAATCGCCCACTCGTAGTTCCAGCCGCAGGCGGCCCAACCAATGCAATTGGTTCAGGCGCAGGCGCAGTTGCTTATGGCAACTCTGGTTATCAAATGATGGGCCTACCTATCATCACAGATGCGAATGTTGTGACAACTGATGGAACAGGCACCAACCAAGATGAAATCTATGTTGTTACCGCCGGTGAGAATCACCTATGGGAGCAACCAGGTTCCCCATTCACCCTTCGCTACGATGCGACAGGTGCAGGAAACCTAACAATCAAGACTGTTGTTTACGGATATGCCGCGTTTAGCGCAGGTCGTTATCCACTAGCAAACTCCATCATTTCTGGAACAGGCTTGGCAGCTCCAACCTTCTAGTCACTAGAAGAAAAATAAATTGTGTAAGAGCGTCTAAGGCCCCCCGACTTGGGCGCTCTTACACTTCTAAACGATTCGGGGGAATCAATGAAAACAGGTCACACAGTTTCAATCGGGTCTTGCGACCCTGGAATGGTCAATGGCGGATTTGCTTACCATCTCATTCAATTAGCATCCGCAAGAACATCACGGCTTGGCCCTTTTGTAAGAATAAAAGGCTCAGGCTTACTTTCTAAACAAAGAAATCGCGTGGTCAAGCAGTTCTTAGATATGACCGACAGCGATTGGCTCCTGATGATAGATTCAGATGAGCAACTTGATATTTTAACCTTTGACCGCTTATGCGACACAGCGCACGACAAAGAGCGCCCTGTTGTAGCAGGTCTAGTTTTTGCAGGCTTCAGCGTAGTAGGCAAGCCCTACCCAAAGCCTGTTCCCGCAATTTTCCAAGATAGTCCTGATGGATTTTTACCGCTTTACAAATATGACAAGAACTCAGTCTTTGAAATAGATGCCGCAGGCACAGGCTGTCTGCTAGTTCACCGAAGCGTTCTTGAAGCTATGCGAGAGGCAGCAGACCCAAATCAAGGCAAGGATTGGTGTTGGTTTTGGGATGGCCCTGTCAATGGCGAATGGATAGGCGAGGACTTGCTTTTCTGTCGCAGAATTAAATCACTTGGCTTTCCTATTTATGTTAACACCGCAGCAGTTCTGCCACATTCAAAATCTTTTTGGCTCAAGGAAGAACACCACGAATTATGGCGAGATTAAAACGGAAAGAAACGGCATTGGCTCTGCCTAAGTTAGAGCGAGCAATTCAATCAAAACCAACGAAGAGGAAATCTAGTGGCAATCACCAACGGATACGCGACTCTCGCGGAACTAAAATCATCGCTAGCGATAACTGATACAAGTGATGATGCCTTGCTTGAGTTGTCAATAACTGCAACAAGCAGAATGATTGATGATTTCACAGGGCGATTCTTTTATGCCAATGGCACAACGCAGAGTCCTGTCACACGCTATTACACAGCACTTGATCCTTGGAGCCTTGCAGTTGATGACTTTGTTTCAATAAATGAAATCGCAATAGATAGCAACTTCAATCAAACTTTCGGAACTGTTTGGGCAACCTCAGATTTTATGGTTGAGCCAGTAAACAACACTCATCGCGGTTGGCCTTACACAAGAATCTTGGCCACAGGTCGTTATGTTTGGCCATACTACTTGCCACAATCTTGCCGAGTCAAAGGTGTTTGGGGTTGGCCTTCTCTTCCATCAGAAGTGAATCAAGGCTGTCTAATTCAAAGCTCTCGGCTTTTCATTCGTAAGCAGTCGCCATTTGGAATCGCAGGAACTCCTGAACTTGGCACTGTCAGACTTTCATCAAGACTTGACCCTGATGTTGAGGCGCTTCTTCGCCCACTCAAAAGAAATAATGGCTTGGCAGTATGAACCCAAGTCAAGTTCGAGATGGTCTTAAAACTAATCTTCAGACGATTACAGGACTTCGGGTTTATGACTTGATTCCCGATACTGTCACACCGCCTGCCGCAGTTGTAGGCCAATTAGATTTCACATTCGACATCGACAACGCCCGTGGCTTAGACCAAGCGCAAGTCGATGTTCTTGTGATTGTGCAACGCTTTTCAGAACGCTCAGGACAAGACAAGTTGGATGCTTTCCTTGCAGGAAGTGGCACCGGCTCTATCAAGACCGCGCTTGAAAGTGATCGCACTTTGTCGGGAGCAGTGAACACTCTGCGTGTTACAGGAGCCGAAGCAGGCACCTATGACTCACAGGGAGTCACATTTCTCTCATACCGATACAGACTCACAATTTGGGGATAGGAGAACCGATGACCTACAAAGTTCTTTCAGGCCGTGTGGTCTGTGGGAAAAAGCAAGGTGAGATTCTTACCTTGAAAGAGTTACAAGATGCAGGCGCAAACATTGAAGTTCTAATTGCAAGTGGCCACATTCAAGCAAGTCCAGCAAGTCCAGCAAGTCAACCAGTAATCAAACCAGCACAAGAAGGAGCCAAAAACTAATGGCAAGAATCGTTCTTACCAATGCCCTAGTCACAGTCAACGCTGTTGACCTAAGTGATTATGTCGCATCTATTACCCTCAACTCATCCATTGATGTAGTTGAAACAACCGCTTTCTCAAGCACCGCAGCTCGCACCCGTATCGGCGGTCTTGCAGACAATTCAATCAGTCTTGAATTTCACCAGGACTACGCTTCAGGAGAAGTTGAGGCAACTATCTTCCCTCTAATCGGAACAGTCACAACTGTAACTGTGAAGCCAATCAATGCGACAACAAGCGCAACAAACCCACTTTACACAGTCAGCGCCCTTGTTTCTGAGTGGACACCACTCAACGGAGCAGTTGGAGAACTTGCCACTGCATCTGTGACTTGGCCTGTCAGTGGTGCAATAACAAAGACAACTTAATAGTCTATGGCTCGCCTTGTTCTCAATAACGCCTTGGTGACATTTGCATCAACCGACTTGTCGGATCACATTGCAAGTGTCACCTTGAACACTACCTTTGACATCGTTGAAACGACTGCGTTTGGGGATACGGCAAAAAAGAGAGTGGCTGGCTTGGCAGATAATTCTGTAAGTTTTGAATTTCACCAAGACTATGCTTCAGGCTCAGTTGAGTCAACGATTTATCCGTTGCTCGGAACTGCCGTGGCCTGTGAGGTTCGACCTGTCAACACAACTGTCAGTGCTACAAATCCAAAATATAACTTCTCAGTTCTAATCTCTGAATGGACACCTTTGAACGGGTCTGTTGGAGAATTAGCAACTGCGAGTGTGACTTGGCCTATTTCGGGCGCAATCACAAAATCAACAACTTAAACCTAATAGGGGGAAATAAATGGATGGCTTAAAAATTCGCGTTCGCACAAGCGATGGAACAGATGCAACTTATTCACTTCGACCAAGAGTCATTGTGGAGTTTGAGCAGAAATATCAAAAAGGCTTGGCTAAGCTGATTGCAGAAGAGCAGAAACTAGAGCATATCTATTTCCTGGCTTGGTCTGCGATGAAGCACAATGGTCGCGTTGTCAAACCTTTCGGCCCTGACTTCCTTGACACTCTTGAAGAAGTCACGCTGGTAACAGACCCTTCTTCCGAATCCACAGAGATAGCCTGACCTATCAAATAGCAGCTCTCTCTGTGGAGTCTGGAATTTCGCCGGTGGCATTACTTGATGCCCCTGACGGAGTGTTAGAAGCAATTTTCGTTTATGTGAAAGAACGAGCAAAGGCGCGAAACAAATAATGGATTCACCAAATTATAGGCTTTCCATTCAAGGGATGAGTTCTACTATTTCAGCCCTTGAGCGTTTCGCGCCTGACCTTAAAAAAGCCTTGGACAAGGAAGTCAAAGGTGTTTTAAGTAAGGTCGTAACACAAGCACGCGAATACATACCTTTTGACATAAGGCCTTCGGGATGGGCGCGTGAGAATAAGAATGCAGGTTTAATTGGCCCACTCCAACAAGGACAAGGCCGAGGAAGTTTTGTGCGCTTTGATGCTGCTAAAGCCAAGGCAGGAATTAAATCAACATCACCAAGTTCTAAATCAAGTGCCACAGGCTTTCGCAATTCTTATGGTGTAATTCAGCGCGATGCCGCAGGCGCTATCTTTGA